GCGGCAGGCGTCAACGGCCTTCGCCTGTCCGCGCACGTTGACTTTGTAGCCGTCAAAGGTGGCGGACGGCATGGGGTTCTGAACGTCAAGCACGCCCAGGCTCACAAGCTTGGCGTAGGCGGCCTTGTACGGATCCGATTTCATGAGCAGTTGAATCGGCGGGCGGCTGGCCTCGAAACAGAGGTCGCACGTAACACGCGGCCACGTCCCGTCGGGGTGGCAAAACTGTACGATGTAGCGCGTCCCGTGTTTCGGGCAGTCGTAAGTCACGGTGCGGGTCTGGTACTTCTGTCCAGCGAAGATCACCGTCCCTTCAGGGGATTCGGCGGTCAAGGTCTTGAAAGTGTGGTTTGTCATTGCGGTCATGTCGGCTTCTCAGTCAATGCAACGTCAAGGCCTCATCGAACGGCGGAACATCGTCCTGATGCGGCGAGAGTGCGGCTATTTCTTCGGGGGTCAGGGGCGTCAGGGCTTCGTCGATGTCCTCTTGCGTAATCCCGAAGCCCGGATTGCGGGCGCGTTCTTCGGCGGAGAGTTCGCGCGTGAAGCCCTGCGGCGCGGCGGTAGCTCTGCCGCCCGTGCGGCTAAGGCGATTGACGACCCATTCCGCCTCAAAGCCCGTCCATTGCCCGTCGATCATCATCAACAGGGCGTCCTCGAACGTGAAGCCGTACTTGGCGGGAACCTGTTCGGCTTGTTTGCGGATGCGGTCGAGGATGAAGGGCGTTACCTGTGCCCGCTTCGCCTTGCGGAGGGCTAACCACTCGGTCCACACCTGATCGCTCACGTCGTCGGGTTTTTCGACGGGAGCGGCCTTAGGGGCCTTCGGTGCGGCGGATTTTTTCTTTGTTTCTTTCTTTTCTTCTTTATGGTTATTGGTTATTGGTTTATGGTTATTGGTTAGCGGTGACTGGGCTGCCAGTGGGTTGCCAGTGGGTTGCCACGCAATAGGTGCGCTCTCACCAGTCGGTTCTTTCCCTTCTTCGACAACGGTTTTCTTTACCCTCTTCTGAGCGTTTCGCCTGTTCTTTTCAGCCATTGCCTCATAATCAGCAATGATTTTTTCGCAACGTTCGCTATAGAAAAGCCCGTCGCGTTCTTCAAAGCAGAGCATCAGCACCGCATCTACAGCACCTTCGCTTGCCAAACGCTTGATCGTCGAAACCCAGTGGCTATCCAGTGGCTTGCCAGTGGATAGATACCTGTCGACCATGTCGATGTACAGCCCCTTTTGTTCAAAGGTCATGTACTTCGTTTCGACGGCAAAGTCCCCAATGTTGTGGGAGTAATAGTTCATTACCCCTCCTGTTTTGCTGGCTTGCGCAGCACGACCCAATCAACGTCGGGGCGCAACTGCTCGCACCTGATTTGACCGCCCGTCTCACGCTCGATGATCGGACACCAACGTTCGGGGATCGGCCGTCTGCCCAAATAGACATGGTTGACCATGCCGGGGGTAACGCCCAGAACCCGAGCGGTTTTCTTTTGAGAGCCGAAAAAACCGCAAACGGCTGCGAAGGCAAGATTTTTCATACCGCGAAATATATCACCGATATTTTACACGGTCAAGTCAACGATACACCTTTTTTCGGATATCATTGCTATAGTTATTGGAGGCCGATATGCTTACGCCAGATCAAGAGTTGGAATGCAGGAAACTGAAGGCGATCTTCCTTCAGAAGAGCCCGCTTTCACAAAAAGCGTTTGCAGAAAAGTACGGTTTCGGTACGCCTGCAAACCTAGGTCAATACCTGAATGGTCGACGCCCACTAAACGTCAATCTGTCTGCGCGACTTGCCAAAATCCTTGGCGTCGATATTGCGGACTTTAGCGTTCGCCTCGCAAAAGAGGCTGCTACTTTAGGTATCGACACTGGAGCGAAAACGAACGTCTCCCAAATCAAAACGCGACAGAACAAGAAGATTCCTATTCTTTCTTTTGTGCAAGCAGGCCATCTGACAGGGAGCGGTCAATTACACGAAAAGTTGGATGCCATTGATGTGGGTGACTACATCAATGTTGACGATGACTACAACGACGATGTGTTTGCACTGGAAGTACACGGGGCGTCAATGGAGCCTACGTTTACAGAGGGTGACATCATCATCATTGATCCAAATGTTTTACCTCGCCCAGGTGACTATGTGGTTGCGGGATGCAGTGGATGTCCCGGCGAGGACGTGGATACCACGTTTAAAAAATATCGACCGCGCGGCTACAACAAAGACGGACGCGAATATTTTGAACTAGTCCCCCTCAACGAAGATTTCCCGACGATCTCAAGTGACATAACCCCGTGCGAGATTCTTGGCGTCATGGTTGAACACCGCCGCCAATACCGCCGCCGATAATCCTACTCATGCCCACCCTTTAAACCCCGCCTTCGCTGCGGGTTTTTTTGTACCCTTGATGTATATCAACGATATGTAGTTTTCTTGTTAGCGGTAAATCAATGACGTTGACTTTTCTGTCTATCGACGATATATTGCGATTGTGTCTGATGAATCATTGATTTACGAGCACACGCCCGCGACTGGAGTAGGACAAACACAGTATCTGAATCGGTTCTGCTACCTCTCACGGGGCAAGGCTACCCGACTGGCCCATTGAACCAGAAGGGGTGCAACCGGACGCGTGGAGCAGACCCGAATGTGGTTCGGGACGCGAAAGCGGGGAGCGGCGGACGGTGTTGAGAGAGTCGCAAGACAGAGAGGTGCAAGCCTCCGAGCGGAGCGGCGCGGGGTGATCGAAAGGTTGAAACCGTGACGCTTAGGTTAAGAGCCACGCCCTCAGCAGAGCCGATTTCTAAAAGCATTCTTGCCTGTTCACTGGGCGGGTGAGAGTGCTTCTAGAAATTCACTAGGAGACAAACCTATGGGGTACGTATCAGAAACGCCCTGAGCGGCATAGCCGCGACCTGATCGAAAGCCGATTCAAGCGCCTTCTCGCATGTGTTCAAGCGTAAGGGACTGGCGCGAGGACGCTTGGATGGGCTTTTATAGGAGAACCAAATGGACAAACGCATCCAGCTTCAAAACGACGACATCAAACGTCTCGAAAGGCGCTATTTCGAAGAAGGTCACGCGAGGGCTTTGATTTACAGCATCGACGACATCGCCGACCTAATTTTTGCAAACCGCGCCTTGCGATGCGACATCCACACCATGCGCTCACTTATTCGCCAGTTCAGCGAAGAAGCAAACGCATGGCTAGATCAGGTTTGCGAGATGAGCGGTACGCCTTTAGACGAACCGCAAAGCGACGGCTTCAGTCGTTGGTCTCGCTATCATCGAGGATCTTCTCCCCAGCCTTGATGTCATCGGTCTTCACAAACTCAGCGAAGGCTTGAGACGCGTCACATTGGATTATCCAAGCTGCACACGCATTTTGGTACATGTTCCTAATGCACTTCTCAGGGCCGTCCGAAACGTCGATCGGGAAAAGTTTCACTTGCCCACTTTGCATCATTTCAGAGAAAAGATTCCGAACAAATGACATAGCGACCTCATCGCTTTTCATAAATCACCTCCTGGTGTGGTTAAAGGAATGCCGAACTGGTGTGCCCGACAGACCAATGATCCCACCAGGAGGTGGCCGAATCAAGCCCCCTCATCTTCCCTTTTCCTTGAATACCGAGTCATCGACTTAGATGAGGGGGTTTGGTTCAGCTTTCACGGGAGAACAACATGGCCTATGACCACAGCGTCACCACTGACGCGATAAACCGACTGCGCTTTATCTCAGAGGCGCAAAAGGACGGACGCCCACGCGAAGAAGATTTGAACGAGCTGCTAGATATTGAAAGCAAGCTGGACAAACAAATTCGCGCGTTGGGCGATGACGTTCGAGAGTCCCTTTTGAGCTGCGGGATATTCGTGAAGCCCGGCGAACGAATCACCGGGTTCACGAAAGATAACGAGATCGAATCGATCTCTATCTGGAGAAAGGAATGATCAATACATGAAGCGGTCGAACAAGTGGTTCAAGTTCTGAACTTCCTTATCCGTCAGGCCGCGCGTCAACGCCCCGAACATGCAGAGCAAGTACAGCGAGTCAAGGCGTGCAGAATGCGCAAGCTCATAAGTAAGGCTGTAAAAGTCCGTCTCGGGCGTGTGCTGGCGACGTGCAATGGCGTTCTTCGCGATAGCAGTCATCTCTTCTGCTTTGATCGTGCCGTTAAACGGCAGCTTGATCTGCCCTGTCTCCATCCCTTTCAGGATGATTTGCAACGCCTGATCAGGCGTGAATTTCACTTCTTTAACTTCCATATTCCCTCCTTTGGGAGTTGGTTAAACAAACGTCGAAACTGCTAGATCCCGACGTCTTTAGCTTACAACCAAAGGAGGGAGCCGATTCAAGCGCCCTTGCCTCTTTTTTCCACGAATACCGAGTCGTCGACTGGTGAGGACGCTTGAACCAGCTTTCACAAGAAAGGACGGCTGCGCGGTTTACACTTGCGCCTTTAGCAGGTAAGATGAAGCTACCTCTTGGGCCTAACCCACCCAAGCCAAACATCACTTGAAGGAGACTTTAATGTTTGCGTACCGTGTTGGCTTCCCGGGGTGGAAGATTGCCGCACGCTTGGGCCTTCCACTCAAAATCAGGGTGTTCGTCGTCTATGACGAGGAAAGCAAGATGCTTGTCGCTGAATGCAACGACTTTCAACCTTATCTCGGCATCGTGACCGAAGGGGAGACTTTTGAAGAACTTCAAAAGAAGGTTGAAGAGTGCTGCGAGCTGGCCATGGAAGAAGCCTTCAAGACCGCTACGATCAACCAGTCTATTCGCCCCAATATGACTCTAGTGGCCGCTCTTCCATAAAAAATGAATGGTTTCTACAAGCAACTGCTACTGATCTTTGACAAACACAATGCTTACCTTGTCCGCAAAGGGAAAGGCGATCACGAAATTTGGCGATGTGGAGACAAGCAAACCACAGTGGATCATGGCATCAACTCTCGATACCTAGCTAACAAAATTCTTAAGCAGTTAGGCATCAACGAGAAAATTTAGCGACAGCCCCGTTGGCATCTGCCCGGGGCTTTGCTTTTCTTAGCCCTCGGCACACGCCGGGGGCTTTTTTATTGCCTGAACATCATGCAAAAAATCAAAGACTTCGAGACCTTCGCCGCCGGGTACTTCCTCGGACTCGGCATTAAGAAGCCGACCGCAGAGGACATCTGCAGGCTCAGCGTTGAGTGCAGAGCGTTCGCCGCTGCGCTCAGCTTCTACATGTTCACAGACCCCTATGTACTGTCGAAAGTGCGCACGCCTGACAAGTACGAGGCGGTCGCGAAGAACATCCAGTGCTTCATCCAGGCACTTCCGTAAAAGGCTACGAGGGCAACGGCATGACGCAGATATGTGCCGATCTGGCGGCTCACTAGGCCAGATCCCAAAGCCGGGGCATCTGCAGGCGAGAGGCTTTTGCGTTCACCCCGGCTCCCTCACCCACAACCAACAAAAAGGACATTCACGCGCCCTTGCCCGTGCCATCACGAGCCGGCAGTTCTTCCGAGCGAGGGCGTCTGAATGTCTTTTCTTTTTTTCGGAGGCGTCATGAAGCGCTTTATCTCTTACCTTGACGGTCTCGCACGTCGCACCTACTTCGGCACGGACGGCACTGAGCCTCATCGCCCCGGCTTCGTCGGCTCCCTCATCGAGGGCCTCGAAGGACTGATCGGGTTCTTCGGCCTGGTGATCTTGCCGGCCATGGTTGCGGCCACCCTCTACCACTGGATTTTTGACTAGGAGACAAAAATGGCTTGGAACTACCCCGATGGATGCGGACCCGACGACTACGAACGCTGGTGCGGCCCCGACCCTGACGAAGAAGACGAGGACGAGGACGAGGACGAAGATGACGAAGACGAGGGAGAGGTGCTCGAATGAAGGCAGAACCGCGCAAAAACCTGAGACCGCGCGAAATCGAGTACCTCACGCTCGTCGCGAAAGGTCTCAGACGACGCGAAATCGCCGAAAAGATGGGCATCGCGATAACGACCGTCAAGTACTACCACGAAGAAATGATGAGCGTGCTTTGCGCGAGAACTGCCGCAGAAGCAGTCTACAAAGCTATTCAACGCGGGATTTTCAAGGTTATCCAATGAGCTACTCAGACCCAGTCAAGACGATTGACCACATTCCACCGGATTTCGACATGAAACGTAAAACCCCAAAGCGACCGCTCAAACAGCGGCGCGCAGCAAGGCAGGCTCGGCAGAACGTCGAGCCTTTTTCATGTGAACAACCATCGCTGGTCTGGAAGGTCGTTGTTCTCGTAGGAGCGCTCGCAATTGTTGCGGCAGCGATCTTTCAAGGAGTTTTGAATGGCAGCAATTAAGACTGCAGAGATGGAACGCGATGCCTGGCTACAAGAACGTAGCAAGGGCATCGGCGGTTCAGACGTTGCAACCGTCCTCGGCCTCAACCCTTACAAGACGCCGCTGAGCTTGTGGGAAGAGAAGACCGGCAAGACCAAAGGCTCACCGGCAGGGGAAGCTGCCTACTGGGGAACCACGCTTGAAGACGTGGTTGCGAAAGAGTTCAGCAAGCGCACTGGCATGAAGATTCAGCGCGTGAACTTCCTTCTTTCGACCGGCGAAGACGGGTGGATGCGCGGCAACATCGACCGAGCAATCGTCAACGAACAGATTGCCAAAACGGTCCGTGTCAACAAGCCCGCGAAGGCAGCCGAAACCGGCCTCATGCTTTCGACGGACGTCGGCCTCGAGTGCAAGACCGCCAACGCCTTCATGGCTGACAAGTGGGGACCTTCGCAGGAAGATGAGATCGTGTCCGGCAAGGTCGTCACCGATCACCAGATTCCGCTCTACTACGAAACGCAGATTCAGTGGTACATGGCGGTGACGGGCATCAAGAAGTTCTATGTCGCTGTTCTCATCGGCGGTCAGGACTTCCGAATGTACGAAGTGCAGCGCGATGAGGACGTGATCAAAGCCATCGTCGAAAAGTGCCGCGCCTTCTGGTTCGAGAAGGTCCTTGCTGACGTCGCCCCCGACCCCATCAACGTCGACGACATCAAGAAGCTCTATTCCCGAGACAACGGCGAGTTGAAAGAAGCCAGTAACGACGAAGCTGCCGACATCGGCGAGCTCCGAACGATCAAAGAGCAGATCAAAGAGCTTCAGGAGCAAGAGAAGGCCGTCGCCTCTCGCGTGATCCTCGCCATCGGTGAAAAGACAGGCCTCACGATCGGCGGTCAAAAGGCCGTCACGTTCAAGGCGCAGAACAGCTCTCGCTTCTCCTCCACCGCATTCAAGAAAGAACACCCTGACCTGTACGCAGATTTCGTACAGACCACCTCCACCCGAATCCTTCGACTCGCTTAAAAAGGAAACTCATGTCAACTACTGACGTTCTCAAATCGCAGGTTGCTCCTGCCGCCGCACAGACTGCTGTCGTCCAAGCCGCAAAGAATCCGACGACGCTTCTCGGAATGATCCGACAGCCGAACTTCCAGAAGCAGATGGCACTCGCCATGCCCAAGAGCATGACGCCCGATCGTCTGACGCGCATCGTGATGACCGAGTGCAGGAAGACCCCAGCGCTTCTCAAGTGCGCACCTGAATCCTTCTACGGCGCCGTCCTCCAGTGCGCTGCCCTTGGCCTTGAGCCCGGCTCCGCGCTCGGGCATTGCTACCTACTCCCCTTCGGCAACGGAAAGGACAAACAAGGCCGTCCGAACGCGCAGTTGATTATCGGCTACCGAGGAATGATCGACCTCGCACGTCGTTCAGGCCAAATCATAAGCCTGCAAGCCTACTGCGTGCACGAACAGGACACCTTCAACTACAAGCTCGGCCTTGACCCGGACATCGAGCACATTCCTGCGTCGGTTGCGGATCGAGGAAAGGTCACTCACGTCTATGCTGTCGCCAAACTCAAAGGCGATGGCGTCCAGTTCGAAGTGATGAGCCGCGCAGAGATCGAGAAGGTCCGCACCTCCTCGAAGGCTGGCAACTCCGGCCCGTGGTCCTCCCACTGGGAGGAGATGGCCAAGAAGACCGTCATCCGCCGCCTGTTCAAGTACCTGCCGGTGAGCATCGAGGCCGTCCGCGCCGTCGAGATCGACGAGAAGACTGACCGAGGCGAGGCAACGACGGACCAGGACTTCCTCGATGCAGAGTTCATCGAGAAAGGCGACGTGAACGACGCCGAGTACATCGACGACGCAGTCAACGAAAACAATTAACCCACCATCTCAACAAGGAGAAAATCATGCTTAAAGCCAAATCCTCTGAAATCATCCAGTCCGCTCTGTTCGACATCAACAATCAGTATGACAACCAGATCGATGACATCGACACTTCTCTCCTCGTCGAATCGGCTCTCTTGATCGCCTTCGAAAGCCACAAAAGCGAACACAAGGAAGTCCTCCAGAATATCGCCCACTCCGTCTGCAACTACGCACTCACAATCGAGCGAGCCAAAATCGAAAGCAACGAAATCAGTGCTCTGATGTTTGCTTATGACGACACTGAAGAAACCGCTGAAGAAAGCGAGGAAACCGTCGACCAACCCGTCGCTGAAACGGTGCCCGCCGAACAGACGCCTGCGTTTGATCTAGCAGCATTGAAAAAGATCGCCGGCACCTCCATGACAGTTGAAGACAACGGCGACATTCGCCTCAGCTTCAAGCGCCAGTAACATCATCTTCTCCTGCCCGCTTCACTAGCGGGCGGTAGAACCTTCAAAGGACAAAATAGCTTGACAAATGAAAGCGAGGTCAACGTCATCAGCGTCAGCGGTGGCAAAGACTCAACGGCAATGCTCTTGCTTGCCATAGAACGCGGGACGGAGAACATCCGCCCCGTTTTTTGTGACACAGGCAACGAACACCCTCTGACATATGACTACGTCCGCTATCTTGCCGACGCGGTCAGCATCGAGATCGAATGGGTAAAAGCCGACTTCTCCACCGACATCGAGCGCAAGCGAATCACGGTGGAAACGAAGTGGAGGGAAGAAGGCATCTCAGAGAAGAAGATCGCTGAGGCGCTCTCTGTTCTTCATCCAACCGGCAACCCCTTCCTCGACATGATCGTATGTAAGGGGCGCTTCCCTTCGACTAGGATGCGCTTCTGTTCGATCGAGCTGAAGGCGAACGTCCTAAAAAATCAGGTTCAGCTCCCTCTCCTTCGAGACGGGGTCGACGTCGTCTCGTGGCAGGG